CTAACTGATTTCTCCCCATAAGTCACCTAATATCTGATTAGGTGGGGCAGAACCATTCCATGTTCTAATAGGCAAGTAATAACGTTGCCCCTCCCATGTATATCCTACCCAAACATGACCATCTTGTAACATCACTTCTGTATAATCACAATATCCACCAGGTTGGAACTGATAACCCACTGGACAAGATAAGAATGGCCCCACTTTTCTTACTGTGATTGGTTGATTGCCGTTTGTGAATCTAGCACTTTCTTCCATGTAGTAAGTACCATATTTATTACGTTTCCATGCACTTGCAACTGGTTTAACTGTATTACTTGAAGCGCTTGACTCATTAGAGACAGTGGCAACCGGTATTTTACCATCCATGTACGCCCTAATCTGCTTGATAAAGTAGTCTTTAAGTTGCAACCGCTTGTCTTCTGGCAATAGACCGCGAGTTACTGGGTCAAAACCAGTGTGTAAAACCGAACTTCTATGAGGGCATGATGTTGAAGTAAATTCATTGTGCAATCTGATTGTATTTCTGTTTGCTGGTAATCCCCATTTTTTCAACAATCTAGCGCATTCTTGGAAAGTTGCCTGTTCATTTTTTAAGAATGTCGCGTTATCTGCGCCCATTGATTGACATACTTCAATACCGTAATAATATTTATTACCTATTTGATTAGCGGTATGCCAACCTACTTGTGATTCATCTAAGGCTTGCCAAACTGTGTTGCCTGATACGTAACTATGCGCAATGCCCGCTTCTAATCTTGATAAAGGTGCATTTACTAATCCGTTACGATATGCTTCAGCAGTCGCCCCTTTGCTTCCTGCGTCGTTGTGTATAACTACGTTTGTTTTGTTAGGTCGTTAATCTAACTCTAGGTTTATCCCTAGCACTCTCATTACAAGACGTGACCAGACTATATGTTTCTATCTACATGAGATAGTTCTTCTTTCGAGTTCACTTGAACCCTACGAGGACGCAATCCTCTAGTCGTTGAACATTCTCCTTGTACTAAGAAGTATTTAGGAGTAGTGCTGCTAAACAAACCAATCCTTAAACTTGTTAAACCTTCACAAAGTCTTTTCAGCTTTATTGTGGTATTAAGGCTCTAAGGTTCTTCAAAGCAATTTATGTTTTTAGTACATATACATCGCTATATATGCAGCGCTTAAATGAATTCCCATTTATATTTATAACAGTGATTTCTTTTACCACGTATTGCGTCGCTAATATGATTACCATATCCCTGTCTTTTTGCTTCAGCAATAGATGGAAAATAAACTTCTTCTCCAGTAATTATATGAGTTCCTTTGATTTTCTTACTTCTTTTACCATTTGTAGATTTTTTAATAGATCTTTCGATTCTAGTTCCATAATTATTATTTTCTTTAGAAGTTATATATTCTAGGTTTTCTAGACGATTATCACTTTTATCTTCGTTTTTATGATTAACTTCATAACCTAACTTCTTCTCTCCGACAAATGCTTCCATAACCAAATTGTGAACGTATCTTGATTTTCTTATGCTATTTTTATTTAAAGTGACTTGAAAATAATCAAATGCTACTTTATTTGGTTTTAAAATCACAGTCGGGTAAGTTCTTGTCACAGAACCTCCATGTTTAACAACTCTTTTTAAGGACTTAACTCTGCCCATATTCGAAACCATATAATAACCTTCGTAATTTATAACATCTTTCCAAATCTCTGTCATATCAGCACCCCTATATCATTATAAAGGTACTATATCATATTTATGAAAAATTCACTATTATTTACGCCTTTAGGGTTACTACCACGCTTAGGTAGGTCATAACCTTTAACCACATCTTTGATGATTTTAAGTTCTACTGCTTTAGGTTGTGGCTTAGCTGTTTCTTTTTTAGGTGCTTGTGTAGGAGATTGAACTGATCGTGGCGCTGTCTCACTTTTAAAATTCGGACGGATAAACCACATAGGGAAATCATAAGCATGTTGTCGTCTTGTAACTTTTTCCCAACCCCAGCCGGGTTGTTCGATTCCGTCAGTCCAGCCACCGCCTAGCCAATTCTGCTCATATACAATGATGTAATCTAAAGTTGCTTCAATTACCCATGCAACGTGACCATATCCAGCACCGTAGTTGCTACCGAATACCACCATGTCGCCAGGTTGTGCTAAGAAGTCCGGTGTATTTTGGTATACAGTAGCTAGTCCATCAAAATTGTTTGCAAATGGTATATCTTTTGCACCTAAACCTTTTAGAAGTAATCCAAACAAAACTTTCCAACCAGCATTGGCATAATCAAAGCATTGAAATCCATACCATAAGTCCACATTGAATTGTTTTCCCTCAGAAGTTTTCAACCATTCTATAAACTCTTTTTTAGTTAATTTTGCTTGCATCGTCGCCACCTCCATGATGATACTCATTCACGTCAAAACCAACATCGTTAGAGGCGTCTGTAAACGGCTGTGATGTATCATATTCTTTCGGTGCTTTTGTACTTAATTCTGGCGTTAAATTACTGTCTTGAGATGTTTTCCAAGTAACCTGTTGTTCTTCTTTGCTACTATCTCTAGGCGCTTGATATGTCTGTGCTATAGATGAATCTGAGACGCCTTTTGACGTTGGATCAGTAATAACACCAATACCTGTGAGTAGCGTGAGAATAGCACCTATAATCGCGCTAGCTTGATTTAATTGAGTTGATAAATCTAATCCGAATAAGTCTGTAATTTGCTTGATAAATAGCAACAATGCACCAACTAAACCTGTTAATACTGCTTTATTTTTAAATCTCAATTTCCAGTTAATATCCATTTGTTTGCTCCTTTTACCCAAAATAAAAAACGACTAAAAATTAGTCGTTTAAAATTATTCGATGGTCAAAGTCGGAGATCCTGAATAAACATCACTTATAGTGACATACAAAATCCCGGAAGGATTACTAAAGTTAATGCTTTTACTTGCAACTCCACTATTGACTCCTGATATTCCTAAATCACTTGATCCTAAATTAGTTTGCGAAACCCTCATTATACCGCTGCGTACATTTTCTATTGTCACCTGATAATTTTTGTTAGGTTCAACTCCATTTATTGTCCATTTTGCTGTTGAATCTTCTATGCTATCCGGATATTTATTTTTAGGTAAGGGTTTAATTACAAAAGACGGCGGTTTAGACCAAACTTTTGTATTACCTGCAAATACTTTAGAGTATTCAACCCCTTTGTATACCAATTTCTTTACACCTTTTAAATTAGCTTCCATGTCATCACCCTTTAATTAAATATAACGTATTCGGGTCTTTTTGATATATATAGTTATATTCATTTTCTGTTCCTGTCCAAATTTTAACCGTCGGTTGAGATGCGCCTTTTAGTTGATATAAATTATCCGCTTGTTGTTTAGTAAAAGCTTGAGACGACAAAACATACCTCTCGTCATGATTATGATTTATGTCTGATTTTCTTGATAAAGCATTTTCTAATCCTTCAATCTGTTTGATTGTATGACTATGATTTTTATCTGCATACAAACTGTTTAATGTTTGTTTGAACCTCTCAAAATCTTCTGTACTAACTTTTGAGCCAATCTGTTGCAATACACTTTCTGAAATAGAGTTGTTTTGTATTGCTTCTGCTAATTCTCTTAGTGTATTCATAGATTCAGGCGCGCTATCAACTAGTTCAGCAATTTTTGAATCTGTATACGTTTTAGAGTCTTTGAGAGTTGCCTCTTTGTTTTTTTCAACTTCTTGCAATTTATCTTCTAACCCTTCAACATTTGCGATATTGATTTTGTCCAATAACTCAGGTTCTGCTTTGATATCTGTATCTTTACCGTCAATTTGCCACATTTTAGTGTCAGGATTGATTGATACTACAGTACCGTTTTTACCGGGTGCGCCTTGTTCTCCTTTTTTACCTGCTTCACCTTTTGCACCAGGTTGTCCCGGTTCGCCTTTATCACCTTTCGCACCTTTAAATCTACTTTCATTCTTTTCGATGTAAGAAATAACATCTTTATCTATTTTCTCTTTAAAGTCTTTGTTCAATAAATCTGTCGCGTTATCTTTTAAGATTCTCATAATAGCATCATCTACCAATTTAACATCGATTTCTTTTGCTACAGCAGATTCAATACCACTATCAACGATATTGAAAGAAAAGTTTGCGACATGTATTTTTTCTTCTTCTTTCTCTAAAAACAGCTTACAGCGAACATAACCAGCGTGTTTGATAACCTTTTTAGGTATCTTGTAGGTAAGGAACCCTTTTACAACATCGTCGATAATAAGGGGCTCATTTTTGAATATAGAGCCATCTTCCATAAACAAATGTAATCTAGGTGTTAAGCCATGTGCTTTTAGATCGATACGACCTTGTTTGTCATTGATACCTATTCTTATAGATGCTGTATTTTCATCTTCAGTGTAAAATCGACAGCCAATGTCACCTAAGTCAACACCATCATTTTTTATTCTCGTTTCAACATCTTTTATTTTGTACATTTACACACCTCTTTATTTATATTTATCCCTTGTGAAGTAGATACCTTTTAAGCCGATTTGTTTATATAACTTAGCGATTGTACTTGCTTGATGTTGGCACCACTCTATAGCAGTAGCGTATTGGTGGGTAGCTGGATTCTTAGGATTCCATCTAATTCGGTACAATGTGTTTTGACCTTTATTGATGTAATCCTTTCTTACGAAGCTAGCACCGCCCATGATTGCTTTTGCTGGAGATGTCCAACCTTTATTCCTAGCAAACGTCATTGCGTAGTTAGGATTGTTGTCGTAAGCGCCAATACCGAAGTAGTTGTATACTCCATCTTTTCCGTTAGCGAAGTTACTTGTTCCATATCCACTTTCTAAGAAAGCATGCGCGATTAAATAAATTTCATTAATGTTGTGCTTTTTACAAGCTTCTGCGAACGCTTTACCTTGATTATTCAATGTCCCCTTACCTTTAAGTATCTTATTAAGCGAACTAACTGAAACGCCTTGATACTTGCCTAAATTAAGCATTTGGTAGCACTGCGTGTTACTTTCCCATATTCGTTTAACATTCATTGCTGAACTCGTTTGTGCTCGTGTAGCGTTAGCCCAACCCCAAGCATTAGATTTTTTCGGGTTACCTCTTGCCATTTGTTTATCCAGTGCTTGTTTGAATGTATAAGGACTCGTTTCTGTTATGATCTGCGGTTGTTTAGATGCCGAGCCATTATTAGCTGTTGGTGATGAGTCTCTTACATTCGCTATATCAGCGTTTTTATTATCTACCATAACTTTTATTCTAGATTTTGTTACTGTTGGTTTAGTTATAGAATTTAATAATTTTTCTCTGTTTTTAAATATATTAAGTAATGCCTTTTCTAATGCTTCGTATTTATCTTTAGGGGGAACACCGTTGTCAATCATATTCCAATTAACATGTTCCAACATCGAACGCCAAATGCTGTCGTCTACTTTTAAATTTTCAATACTTAGAGGTATCTCATATTTGGCCATCATATCTACAGCTACAACCATTGCGTGAATCTCATTAAAAATAAATTCATTTTTACTCGCACTATAATCTTCACATACGTCTATAACTATATAATCAGGTTCATTAGGAACTTCAAATACAGCTCTTCTAGGTGCCCAAATATTATGTCTGTCAACATAAAAGTGGGGATATTCTACATCCTGTTTGTATTTCTTCCTACTGTTATATAAACTTTCTACCGAGCTCATCGTTTGTGCGTTTCTAATCATTATTCCTTTAGGTTTTTCGAGTCGTCGATTACCTTCTACTATAAAGTGATAAATATATTCTGGATAATTAACCTCTTGGCTAGAAATAGTGTACTTTATAGTTGTTACATCTTTCCAAATTGGAACTTTTTTATTATTTTTTTCGTTATCATCACTATCATCTTCTGGTTTAGGTGCCGGCGTAGATTTCTCCGGATGATATGGTGGTCTAACAAAATATTTAACTCCTCCACCTGGTCCATCATGATAAGAGTGTTTGATTTTATACGGCGGACTTCCTGTTGCATTATTTGTATACCAGTTTTGATCCACACCATACCAATAGTCTTTTGTGCATGGCCCTACTACAATGTTCACATGACCTGCCCAACCACCAGTCCAAACACCCCAGTCGCCTGGTTGTGGTACAAAGTCTTTTGTATTTCTAATTATCTTGAAATCTCTACCTCTATAATTAGATTTCTGAGCCATAGCATCAGCATTTCCCCATGTTCTAAATCCCCAATATTTATCGAGTAAATAATTAGGTAAATCCCAGCATTGTGCTCCCATTCCAGAACCAGGTACATCAATAGCTATTTTGTTTTTAGCGATATATAACGCCCATTCAACCACTTCACTAGCTGTGGGCTTTCTATTTTTCGGATTAGGTAATCCCATGTATGCACCTCATTTCAATCAAAATAAAAAGCCAGTGCCGAAGCACTGACTCTTAACTGTTATTTACATTTACCAAACCAGAAACACGACCAAAAGCTATATCCTAAAATCCCTTTAAGCATGGTAATCACCTCCTTTAAATACCAAAAACAGTTCTTAGTAAAGCTATGACAATCGTACTGAAGATAGTCCCTATCAAACCTAGAATCCACATTTTTATGTCTCTAATATTCTTGGCATTCTTTTCTTTATTCTTTTCATCTTCTACCTTGTCGCGCTTTAATTCTTCAAAATTTCTATCTAATTTGTCATAAATCTTTTCTTGCGCTCTAAGACTATCTTCTATTCTGTCGAATTTTTCAAACATAGTCTTATCATTTTCTTCTAATCGCGTTAAACGCCAATCTTGTTCGTGCCGTTTGGTAAATCCAAACATTACGCCACCTACTTTGTGTTAAATTAAAAAGCCTCAAGCATTACACCTGTGACTTTTCATCTTTTGCCTCTGGATATTTTTCACCAGTGATCAATGCATATTCTTCTTTGTCGATTACACCCATGTCTACGTACCACTTAATTTGCTCATTTTTATAGCAACCCCACACATAAAAAGTTTTAATGTCCTTGAAAGTTGGATAAATCATCTTAATTTTCTCCATTTAAACGTCCTCCTCTGTATTTGTTTTACCAGCTTTTAGTTCAGTCAACTGTTGTGTTAACATAGCGTTTTGTTGAGCTAATTCCATTGTTAATACGTTTACTTGTGCCACCTGCATTTGCATACTCGCAACCATTCCGCGAAGTTCCTCATCACTTAAATCTGACGCACTTTGTTGGTTTGATGCATTCGGTACGTCTTCTTTTTCGAAATTGCTATTGTATTTAATTTCGCCGTTAGTGAAAACAAACTTTCTAGGTTCGAACTCTTCTTTAAATTTAATAGGCACATTGTTATCATCTACATCTAAACTATTGCGTAAACCGCCAGTATTAACGAATCCGATAACTTCGTTTTTATCGTTTACTGTGATTTTCATTATTTCCACCCCATAATTTTAGTTATAGTAACTTTGTTGGCATTCGCTCCAGAACCTGATGTTTTACCTAAATCAAAGTACACATCGTTATCTATTCTTAAAGTAGTGCTACTTGTTTTGGATAGTAAGCACTCATAAATACCGCCACCGTTGCCGTCTGAGTCAACTACATTCGCTTTACTCAATTGAATCGCGTTAGGTAATGCGGTTAGTCCGAATCCCTCAATAACGCCACCTGGATAAGTTCCACTTACCAACAAAATAGAATAGTTTGTGTACGGTTCAGTTAGATTGATTGTTGTACCTACACCATTTGCGCCACCGTCGAACAATACCGTTGATTTATGTTCATTAGGAACTGTCCACTGTTGCTCAAGTCTGCCGTTTGTGATTGATCGTGTGTAAATCTTTTTAGAGTTATAAGGTGTGAAGTTAAATAGCTTGTTTGTATCATCTTTAACGAATACCGATAAATAACCCTCATAACTTTCAACGCTACCTGGTAAATCCGGCACTCTTGTTGCATAGTAATTACCAGCAGTTAAATATCCCAAATCGCCTTGCGCATTATTTAAGTTAACTTGAATTGATTGACCATTCGCCTCTGTCATCTTATGTTGTTGCCAGCTCGTTGTTCCGAATTTATCATCTACATACTGCTTAGCTTGATTTAAAGCGTTGTTAGCCGTTTCTTCAACAAATTTCTTCGTTAATTCTTCGTCAACTTTTTTATAGAACTGATACCATGTGCCACCGATTTTATATTTTGTGTACTCATCATTTGAATCGTCTGGATACCATGTAGCACGAGCTGTACTGTCATCAACAACATAAACAACTAACAAGCCTGATTTCCCTAAAGTATTCGTAGTTGCTGAAACTTCAGAACCATCATCAACGCCATCTTCTTTAGGCGTCTCTAAAGTGCCTATATCTTTAAATGTTGGCGCATCTGTTGCGCTAGTGATATGAATAATCCTAGATGTGTTAATTGCGCTTAAAACGCTATCTATGGACTGCTCAGACGATTCAATTGCTTTACCGTAATCATCAGTAAGTTTAGACTTTTGCCAATTTGTTGTTGAATTACCTTTAACAAGGTCAGCGCCATTGATTTGTTGTTCAACTTCGTTAACACGTTCAAAAATCGCTTGCTCTTTATCAACTATTTTATCGAATTCAGCTGTAACAGCTTGTGTTGCACTAGTTTGCGTCGCAGTAATAGCTTGTATAGCTTCGTTTTCCTTGATTTCGATTTGTTGAATGCCTTTTGTCGCACTATCATTCACTTTTGCTATTAACGTTTGTGTATCAGCCATATTTTGCTTTAATTGGTTAAAGTCTTTACCGACAGCTTCGATAGTATCTTGAATAGATTTGATATAAACAAGCTTTGTTATACCATCAAACCCACTAACTAAATCATTTTCAATATTGAAGCTAAATTGACGTTCAACAACAACATTATTACTCCCGTTTTGTGTAAAGAATGCCTGAGCATGCACCTTGCCTGAATGTTTTAAAAATTCATTCGGTATCACATACTGCAAACGCCCATTAATTGCGTCTACTATCGTTAATTCGTCTGAAATATAAGCGCCTCTATCTACGTTATAATCATCGGTTTTTAACACGATAGATGTTTTAACATGTTCAGAACTTATAGATAACGGTCTGTTATTCTTAGTTACTGCAAAATTTAAAACACCAGTTCCTCTATCTGATTCATAGAAACTGATGTTTGTGTCAATAACCGGATTATATTGTGATGTTGTTTGTAACTCGATTAAGTTATCATCTTTCGAAAAATTATCTACTACCATTATTCAACCTCCTTACCTTCTATTATGCTCCAACCACTATTACCACCAGTACCAAAGTTTCTAACGAAAAACTGGTGAGCAGAAGCAAAGTTATTACGTCTTAGCACTTGTGTTGTGTTACCTGGTGTATTCGATTTTACTTCTAATATCCAACCTGCAATACCTTTAAAGTCTTTAGGAAAATCAGTAAATCGGTTTGATTCTTCAGTAGTGATATAGAAATCTAAACCAACGATTTTTAAATCTGATAATTTTGTAATACTCTTAGGGATATGTTCCCAATAACCGGCGTTTTGCGGGCAGAAATTCCATGCTCCGTTGTTTTTCTTATTGAAAATGTCAATGACACGTTCGAATTTAAGCATATTTCTACCTGTGCTATTTCTGGTAAGTACTTGTCTTAGAGCACCATTATAGTGTCCAGGCAGTACATCAAAGAACCAACCTGCATCTCTAAACGCTTTCGGTAACGGGAAATCTAATGCATTTTGTGTGTCTTGCGTATAGATATAGTAATGACCAACTTCCGTAATATCACTTAGATATGCTGGGTTCTGTATTGGTAACGGTTTAACACGTCCGCCTGAATCAGTCATCGATACTTGAGGTGCAATGTTTTTTAAGAATTGGTTAACACCTCTTTGGCCGATGGAATAAATTGAGTGATGTCTGTTGTTACCAGGTCCAATAGTTACCCCTATTAAAAGCGCTTTGCGTCCTGTTTCTAGATCGTAATACATATCTAGACCCTCAGCTTCTTGGAAGTCTCCTTTAAAGTTATTATTCACACCGCCAATATCGATACGTCGTTTAAATAACAATTCTTTTGTTTTTATATCGAAACCTTGTAAGTAGTTAGGGTTGGCTGTATTCGAATCACCTGTATACCAATATAAGATACCTGCATCATAAGTGATACCTTGCATAGGTTGTGTATCTGAAGTGTATTCCATAGGTATATCCATTTGATACAATACTTTGTCTATACCTTTATCAATATCGTCAGCACTTCTAACCTCAACAAAGTTCAACGAATTCTTAAGTTGTCTTTCAGTGGGTTTATATTCACGTCTAAAAATCATTAAATTTTCTACCGGATTATAAATCGCTGACGTATATCTGTCGTTAAATATATTCGGCATGACATCTTGCATTTCATTACCATAAGTTATTTCTCCAGTTCTATATTGGAAACGTACAAACTTGTTGTTTTTGTTACTGTCCAATACAGCTGAATAAATCCATAATTCTCCATCAATGTATCTATACGCATTGTGTGTACCGTGACCGCCGTTTTTAACAAGCAATCTATCAATAAATTGTCCGTTGGGCTTCAATCTAGATAACATGTAATGATTACCTGGACGAGCTTGCGTCATATAAATAATTTTCGTTCTAGGGTCTACCCAAAATGATTGCATTACTGCGTTAGTATATGGCGATAAATCTGTGATGAATTCCGGTTCTTGCTCTTTTGGTTCGAATCGGTATTCTGTAGCTCGATATTCTTTATAGTTTTCATCTACAGCTTTCTCAACCTTTTTAGTGAAAGCATCTAGTGTTGAATAATCATGATACAAACGATCTTGCAATGTCTTATGATCATAACCAGTATTATCAACACGCGCGTCTTTTACTTCGTTGATACCGTCGCCGTTATGACCTAGTACCATATTGCTGAAACGGCCGTTTAGATACGTTAAAAAATCAGAGACGCTACTTGTGACATTTAAATGCTCATACTTTATTTGCTCTCCATTATGTGCAAATACCTCTTTATTTCTATGGTATTCAAGAGAGAAATTAAAATCAGTCAGCATGTCTGAAATAAGCTTGAAATTATACTCATTTTCATCTACATATCTGTAATCGAAAACTCTACTTAAGTCTGTAATTAATTTGTTATCCATGTCTTCCTCCTTTTCTATCCGTAAAACTGGTAATAATTTTTAATAAGTTCGTACATAATAACTTCATGACCCCTCTCGTTCGGATGCAATCCGTCTGGCATACTTGATTTTCTGAACGCTGGATTATATGGCTTAAAATAATCTGTATGATAGGCATCATATACTGGTACATCCAATTCACTACAAGCCAATATCTGAGCGTTGACATAATCCTCTAACGTTAACCCTAATTTGTTTTTATCAGTATCTTTACGACGTATCGTTGTGCCACTCATAGGACATTGTCTAGTAGCTGTCATTACAAGTATTTTTGAAGTTGGATTATTTTTCCGAATAACTTCAATTGCAGAACAAAAGGCACCATAAAACGTTTTAGTATCCGTTTTATCAGTGCCTATCGGTACGCCTGCCCAATAACCATGTAACCAGTCATCATCTGTACCTTGTAATATGATTAGGTCTCCTCTTATTTGCTCTGCTTGTCTATAAATGCTGTTTTCTACCGCTTCTTTACCTATTGGAACTGTTGCCATTGTAGCACCACCTCTTGCAAGGTTTGTTGTTTTGGCTTTTAATTTATTGCCTAACATTTCAGTGAAATTTGCTTTCGCATGTGATCCTCTAGCTACAGAATCGCCAATCGTTCCAATTGTTTTTACATCTTTAATGTTTGATTTATCTATAAAATCATGAACGATAGTGCCGTCAGATGTAGTCACAGTTTTAGAGCTTACCTTCTGTTGTTTATCTTCAATCAAATCAGTTCTACTCATCAAATCGAGTGTTGATTTAGCTATTGACGCTACTTTAGACTTCAAGTTTTCTGCCGCTTTACTAGGATTAGAAAGGTTAACATCATTTAATCCAGAAACATAGTTAGCTGCAGTATTAACTTTTTTCATATATCGTTGTTCTCGATTAAACTCACCAAGCGTTACATCTTGCTTAACAATTACATTGTTTATACCCCTAATCGTTTTAACTTGTACTATACGGACTAAATCATTCAAACCTAGTTTGGTAGATTTTATTTGTACTATGTCTCCGGGTTGTGGGTCTGCTTCTGGATATGATTCTCTTAACACCAAAAAGTCCAAAGACAAAGATTGTTTTAACGACTTTTTCAATCTCGATTGTAATTCTTTATCCATAGTTTCTTGGTCAGTCACTTTACCATCTTTAAATGGTTCTGCGTGGATGTCGCCGTATATTTCAGCTAATGCACTTCTAGCTTCCATTACGAGCCCAGCGTGTTCGAATGTTTCTTCTCCTGAATAATTACCATATCCTCTAATGAAGGTGGCGAAATCACTTGCATCTTCCTCGAGTTTTATAGCGTTGGCGTTGACTTCATCAGAAATAAAATAAGACGCTTTTTGATTTGCAAAAGGCGTCAATACAAACTTATATCTGTCTTTCTTTTTGTCATACGTTATTTTATATTCTAAACCGAAATGTTCTAATCCCTTTTTAAACATTTCTAACCTTGTATCGCCTTCACCACCATTTTCAAACTTCGAAGACTTAACCTTACCTTCGACTTCAAAAAGCATTCCAGTACCTTGAAACACAATGTTAAAATATCTTTCTACTGTAAAAGATCCTGTTACATTAACATAAATCCTATCAATCATTAACTTATCTATAGGAATCTCTCTAGCAGTACATTCAACCAGTTGTCTGTCGCCTTCTGATTTCCTATCAATGACAGTTATTACATATTCTTTCTTGTCGTTTTCACCTTCGACATGACTAACAATCCATCTTTTCCCTATAGCGTTAATAACTTCATAAGTATATTTATTTTCTAGAATATCAAAAGTTAATACACCGTCAGCATTAACTTTTTTTACTAAAGTTGTTTCTACTGGTACAGGTGCGCCATTACCTTTAGGTGGTTTAATAGTTATTGTCATTCTGACACCTACTTATAATAAAATTTCAAATCAAACTGAACTTTTTGTACCGTTTGATTAAACTCAAATTTATTAGCTCCGTATTTAAATTTTGGTTGGGCTATATTCGTTTCGGTACTTATTTCAACACCGTTTTTATAAACTCGGAAGCTATCATAAACAATTCTGTCTCCAGCTTTTAGTTTGATCCCTTCGATTTTCATTATTTCAGCATGCGTTAAATTCCATACAAACGATTCTGTATCTTCGCCTAAAATAATTGTTATCTTTTTATACATGTTGAATTGGTCGTTAGGAGCACTACCGTGATAGTAAACTGTACCTTTGCTCAAATTTTCAAATGTATACTTTCTTTTGTCTCCGCCTGCATGCCAATCAATATTAAAATCAAACGACCACAATCCAACCTTTTTGTTTTCTTCTAACTCTAGGCTTGTTCCAATACTTTCACCGTATGGTAATTCTGTAGTTTCGAATTTTAGTTCAAAAGAAACTTTATTACCTTTTTGTTTAGGGTTTATAACTCCGTTAAAAACAACTTTATACTGTTTACCATTTACATAAATTTGTTGATCGTGTCTTGAATATTCGTAATCCGGGAAGTTGTTTTTATCTAATTTCACGTAATCATCAGAAGTTGGTTGAGTAAACCTGTAATTCAACTCTTCTTTTCTTCTGATTTCTCGCAAATACATAGGTTCTATGTCTGTCGTTAACGAATACAACATATCTCGCATATAAGCAATGTCTGAACGATTTTTAACTTTACAAAAACAAGGAACAACTATATCTCTACTGATATAATTGCTCCCCATTAATATACGACCGTTCATATTTTCTTTGTCTTGATACTTTGTGTTGATTTGCATGCTATCAATTACTATATCGTTAACGATAAACCCGTATTCATTTAATTTGATTACAGTACCATCTTTTTTTGTTAATTCTATGTCCATTTGTAACCTCCTTTATAAGTAATACTCAGAATTGCGTTTAGCATTTCTGCCGTTAACAATACTAGTAAGCGCATCGTTATTGACATCGAATTCAACTTTAACAGTTTTCATGTTCGGTGATGTTTCAATAGAATGTGTGTGTTGTACTTGCGCATTTATATTTCCACCTAAATTACTTAAGTTTCCTGTAATACTAGAAATGTCAGGTGCGTTTAATGTAGGTTGAAATGCATCAACTACTTTATCTGCAACATTAGAAACATTACGGATAACTTTACTTGAATGATTATCTATACCTTTAACGAAACCTAGCATTGAATACATACCAACATCCATGAATTCACGTGAAGGTGAGTGAATACCCAAAGCACTTTTAGCTGCATCTAAAGCTTTCTTAGCAACATTTTTAGCTGCATCTACTAATTGGCCAGCCATTTGTCCAATACCTCTAATTAAACCACGGATCATATCAGCACCTGCAGACACAAAATCTCCTATAAAACTTTTTATTTTATTTACTGCATTTGTCATACCTTGACTAACTTTGTTTACAACATTAACGAATCCTTGAATAACTCTATTAACAAAGTTAATTAGCGTACTTGTTATAGTAGATACCCATTGCATACCTTTAGTGACAATGAAGTTCCAAGCTTGAGACATTTTGTCTGATATAGTTGATACAACTTGTGTGAATATACTTACAACTTTATTCCAAATCGTCGTTAATATACCAGATAAGAAACTCCAAATCGTATTCCAGATATTAGAAATGAAACTCCATGCCGCTTGTAACGCAGTAGAGATAGCTGTAGTGATAGCGTTCCAAACCTTAGTTGCCACAGTAACTATAGTGTTCCACAACGTTTGTAAGAACGTCCAAATAGCGTTCCAAATTGTCATTGCGATAGTCATGATTGTTGTAAACACAGTAGTTATTACAGTGACCAACAAATTCCAAATCGTTGTAGCGATTGTAATTATCGTATTCCAGATTGTACTTAAGAACGTCCAAATAGCTGTCCATATCGTCATAACTATTGTCATTATCGTCGTGAAAACAGTTGTAATGATTGTAACTAAAAGGTTCCATACTGTTGTTGCAATAGCGATAATTCCATTCCATAGCCCTTGTAAATAAGCGACTATTTGATTCCAAACAATCATTATAAAATTGTAAACATTCGATACTGCTGTAGTGATAGCTGTTAAAATAGCATTCCATACAACCGAAGCTACAGCTTTTAATACATTCCAAACATTAACCATAAACGTTTTTATCGCATTCCAAGCATTTATAATAAAGTTTCTGAATCCTTCATTTTTATTCCACAATAAAACGAATATAGCTATTAATGCAGCAATTACACCAATTACTATTGTTATTGGACCGCCTAAAATACCAAACACAGTTACTAGTCCTGTGATAGCATTTCTAATTAATCCAATCTTACCGAATAACAATTGGAATATAGCTGTAACTAATTTTATTGGACCTTTTAACGATGTCATTGCCTTACTTAATACTAAAGTTCCTGTTTTAGCCCAACCAAACTTAGTTACTAATGCGACTAATCTTGCTGCTAATGGCCCCAGAAAATCCATTACCGCTAATATTGGAGCAATTAAAAATCTAAATGCACCAACTAAAGTTATAATGACGCCAACTAATTGTGCTGTAGCTGGATGCGCCTCAAACAAGTTAGCTATCCAACCAGTTATTGCTACTGCAACGCGTAATACTGCACTAGCTATAGGAGCCATCGCTGTTGCGAATGCAACTAATCCTCTTGCAATGTTCCCAATTAATTGCATTATTAGTGGTCCATTTGTTTGTATATAACTGACAAAGTCTTTGAACCCTTGAGATTGTCCTACTTGTTCAGACCATTCCCTAAATTTAGCTGTCATCTGTTCGAGAGACTGGAATATACCAGTTGACGATCCACTAAATGCATTCATCAAATTGTTAATTCCAGCGAAAACATTTTTAAAAATATTACCAATGATAGGTAAATTTGTTTTTGTGTATTCAATAAAACGAGTAATCGAATTTTCTCCAGCTGCACTATTAGCCCAGTTAGAGAAAGATTGACCTAATCTATCCAACCAATCAGCCGACCATTGAAACAGTGGTGCTAATTGTGTGAATACATTGACTAAACCGTCACCGAAACCGCCTGCAGCACTTAATAGCTTGTTAAATACCGAAACACCAGTTGTATTCATCATGTTGAAGAACCTTGATGCTACACCGCTATTTTGAGCCCATTTAAGTACACTTTGAGACGCCTCTTCCATTCCTCTTGAAATACCACTAAAAAACGGTTGTAAGCTCTGCATTGCTGTTTTAACAGTATTTAAACCATTTGCAAGAGTTGTGAAGATAGCGGATTGATTTTGCTTTATAATATCAGTCCATGCTGACTTTACGCCATCTAAAGCTTTTTTGTATTCGTTTGTTGCTGAGCTAGCTTGTAAAGTGCCGTCACTAAGCATCTTTATAGCGCTGATAGCCATTGCGCCAAATGCTACAAAGCCAGCACCAGCTATTGCTACAGCACCACCTAAAGCAAGTACACCACCAGTTAACACTTTGATAGCGTTTAATAGTGCAAACACTACAGGTACTACGCTCGCTATTACAGGTATTAAAATGCTAAAAGATGAAGTTAGTAATCCACCAACCATATTAGAACCTACAGTACCGAACACACGGAACATATTAGCTAAATTCCCCATCTGTCTTTGGAAATTGTCGTTTGCTTTTATTATGTAGGCATAAGCTTTCTTTAAACCATTAGTATCGACATCTACCTTTGTTGTTTTTTTGTTTGGCAATGCGTCTAATGATTTTTTAAACGCATAAATAGTTGGTATAGAAAGCCTTGTATCTACATCAAGTCGAGATCTAGTTTTATTTGGAATACTTTTAAGCTCTTCTTTAGTACGTTTGATTTTAGAATTAGCAACACTGTTGTCTACATCTAAAATAGCTTTGGCTTTAGACCTATTTAAAGCTTCAAGACTAGCTTTAGATACTTTTAACACTCGATTGAATTTACTGTTATCAGCATTGATGTCAATATTGACACGCTTCTTTTCTAGTTCGGATAACTTAGCTTCTGCTTCAGCGATATCTTTAGTTAACTTTTGTTTTTGTAGTTTAACTTCTGGGCTAGCTTCTTTGGAGTTAAGTTTGTCTAGTTCAAAATTTGATTCTAATATCTTTTGTTGTAAGTCTTGTATACTAGCATCTAATTTAGCTTTTACATTTTTGTTGCTAAAGGCATCTAAAGACTTTTTAGCAACCTTGATAGTTTTTTGTAATTTTTTATCGTTAGCGTTTAATTCAACATCTTTAGTTTGATCTGCTACTCTTTTGAATTTTTGTACAGATTTAACCGCACTATCAATTTGCTTTTTGAATTTAGCTACACTAGCTTCAATAGTCGCTTTAATTTTATATTCCGTCACATTAACACCTCTCTTTCTATTGCTTATTAAATTCTGCTATAACTTTAAAGAATTCATTATTTTGTGGTTCGTATTCATCACGTTCGCTACTAAATCTTATATCTTTACCTTCGTTAAGCCGTTGGATATTTTCTTCATAAGGCAATACGTCGTTTGCGTTGTTAAAAACATATTCCTCTTTAGGTTTATTTTCTGTCCCAACATTTTTAGTAGCTGCAGCATCACGAATAGCAAACGCAAGTTTGTAACGTTCGAATTCTTGGGTTAGCATTTCATACTCTTTCGCATACATTCGATAGTTATATTCTGTTAATGTCATTTGCTCAATAACGTTCAAATCTGTAATACCAAGTGTTGACATACAAGTTATAACGATTCTGTCGTAAGTTATTACGCTTCCGCTGGTTTCTCTTCCGCTTCCACTACTTCGACTAGGTTTCGGGTCATAGGTCGCTTTCCCAACTCCGTTAAAATATCTGAACCGAATTCTTCTAGTCCGATATTTTCTGCGATTTCATCTAGCGCTTCATCAATGTTATTAATAGTAATTGCTTGTTTTTTCAAGTGAGATGTAGCTGCAATTAAAACTTCGCCAATCACAACAGGATTTCCACTCTCTAAACCTACAGGCAACATTGATACACCTTGACCGATAGAAGCTTGCTCAACTTTTAAACCTAATCGGTTATCGATTTCTCTTAAAAATTTAAAACCAAAACTTAATTCTAATGACTTTCCGTTAATTTCTACATTCATAACTTAAAATCTCCATTCATGATTAATTTAAACAAAATAAATAGGGCTTAACGCCCTATTTTTATACCTCTCCTGGTGTAACCGTTGATGAATCTACCTTAGGTTGTGGAATTGCTGTTAAATCTTCGCCAGTTAACGCATCTGCTTTTGTAGTGTCATGGAATCTGTATCCAGTCGCCTTAAGTTTCTTTGTTACAGCCTCAGGTAGTGTTGCAAATCCACGTTGGAAACGACCATTCACTCCATATTCATATTCATATTCATCAATACCGTTAGCTTCTGCTTTTAATTCAAATTTATTGTGGAAACCTTGGAAATATTTCGCTTTAAATTTAGTAGCATCTCCATTTTTGCCTGGTATTCTACTTTCAACTTCCCAAGCCTCATACAATACGCGATCTACAACTGCATCTTCAATTTCATCTGCAAAATCGTCACCATAAAACATTTTAGCAGTACCAGACATTGTTGACTCAACAGAACCACCAGTGTTATAAGAACCGTCCATTGTATCCTCTGTATCTGTATCAGCTTCATGTGATAAGCCGTATTCAGTTAAAAAAAGCATTTTAGTAGCATCTACTTTTTCGCCAGCTTTTCTAAATAAAATAATACGATCATTACTATTTTTCATATTTGCCATTCAATATTCCTCCGTTTTTTAAAATGTTTTGTAAGATATCGTTACTGATGTGTGTAGCAATTCTTGATTGGTAGTATCATCAACTAACTGTGTGATGTTAGTATCATCTTCTTCAAAGTCATAATCGTTTGTTTTAACGCTAGGTGTTAAATCATCAATACATCTTTTAACAAGTCCGTCATGATGTCCTAAATCATCACTTACACTCCAAATATCAATAACTAAATTCGTGTCACCAGAATAACTATCAAACGTGTATTTACTTCTGTTTGACTCCGGCATTTTTATTACAAAAAAAAGGATACGGAACCTCTTGTTGCATCTCTTTACGAGAAATAACAGGGAATCCATATCCTTGTAGCGTTTCAAACGCATTATTATAAAGTTGTAAGTTTGGTGTCATGCTTTTATCTCCTATTCAAACAACGCTTTCAACTCTTCTACAGTCGATTTTCTTATTACCTCATATACTGGCCACATAAAAGGTTCTGCCTCCATGTATCGAGTACCAAACTCTAAGAAACCACTATAAGCTGCATGCGATGTGATAGTGTATTGCAAATCGCCAGTTTTTTTATATCTGATATTGCGTGATAAATTACCAGTCCAATAACCCTTATTCATTACTTCTCTAGCTTTCAATTTAGCTCGTACTACATATTCTTTGGCGTTTTCCTGTAAAATATCATCAACATCATCATCAATGTTGGTTTTCATATCGTGAAATTGGTTTAACAGTGCGTCTAATCCATCTATATTCATCAATTGACCTCTTCGATATAATATGACGTTTCGTGTCTGTATATCCTTGTATCAACTATCTTGTAGCGAATGCCATTAACCAACACGTGGCTAACAGGGTAAGATATTGATTCTTTTACCCTCAGGACACTTACATCGTTTTTTACATCGCCAAATTCAAGTTGCTTTCTTGCTCTAGAAATGGGGTTAATATTGCATGGTATCGCATCATAAGTGATTAGTGCGTTTTCTTTTTTGCTAGTTTTAGGATTGTAAGTTGCTACTTGTTCTAATTGAAAAATAACTCTATCTTCATATCTCAAAAGAACACAGCCCTTCCTTTTTTAGTTCTCGTTCTAGCATTAAAGTAATTATCAATAATAGCTTCATACTCCTTGAAATCGTTCAATTCATACGCATTGCTACGTCCGTCAACCGCTTCTGATGTCATACCTTCAGCACCAATCCTGTTGTAGCGTTTAACTGCAACTTCTTTAATCATGTAACTAAACCTTTCCGGTATTTGTTCAACTTCAATAGGTAACATTGATAACAACTGGCTTTCACAACTTTTTATAATTTCCTCTAATTGTTCATCTTGCTTTTCATCTTTAAGACCAATACGTTTTTTTACATCAGCTAGCGTAGTCATATAACCACCTACTCTAGCGACTCAAAAGTGTTGATAATTTCAGCTTTTGTTTGTTTTTCATCAACTTGTAAGCCAACAACACTTGCTATTTCGACAAGTTCTTTTTTGGTTAATTTGTCATTTACAATGTAAATCATTTGCTCATTGCGTTTATTTTCAACGCTGGCTAAAGATTTTATACGTTCATTTGTAGGATCATAACCTTTGCGAGGGTAGACATGCCCTTTCATATAGACATGTCTGTTATCTTCTAAATCTGTAAAATCTACTTTAACAATTCCAATGATTTCGGGCATGTTACCACTCCTAATTATTTATTAAACTTCTCCTGGATTTGAAGATGGTTTTGCATCAGCAGGAACTAACTTAGCAAATGCTTTATCATCAGCGATATGCAATGCTACATGCATAGTTGCACGTAATGCCACCATATCTTGTTCGAATAAGTTTACAGGTGTGCCATCTTCGTTTTTAACTGTAGATAATTGTGCTGTTTCATCGATTTTGTATTCAATTAATTGAGGGATACCGTAAATCAACTTATCGAAATCACCAGTGATTAATTCACCACGTTTTAAGTTACTTGATTTAAGATTAACCACAGGTAAACCGTCTAATGAATCACTGTTACGGTCATAAATGCGTTCTTTTGTTTCAGGATCTACAATTTTACGTAACAAGCTCCTGTTTTGCGTTTTTGAGATAAACGCATTTGCTTCTAATTCGTCATCTTCAAGTAATGCCTCTAAATCAATAATGTTATCTTGTGTGAAGTCACCTTTAATAACCTTATTAGTTTTTTCAATTGATTGTGCAATTGATTTACCGAATGGATTGTTACCTTGATTCAAAATACCCGCTTCATCAAACTTTTTATAGAATGCTTCAGCAATCATAGGCTTCATTTCTTCAAAGAATTGTGAATAAGTGTAATTCAAAAATTCTTTTGTTACAGGTAAGATAACCCCTAATTTAAACGCTCTCATAGTAGCATTAACCCAAGTAGCCTTAGACGTTTCGATTTTTTGACCTTCACCTACCCAGTAAGCACCTGGTTTATCAGCCCAAAAAGTAAACTTCTTCTCAGTACCTTCCATTGGTTCGTACTTACCTAATTGCATGATTTTTGAGTTTTCCATAACCTCTTGTAAGATAGGTGTTGTAAAGTCGTTTAACAACGTACCATCTTTCTTTTCGTGCATCATTACATTATCAGGGTTAAATACTTGCGGTTTAACATTGTTACTCGCAAAATGTTGCAAATTTAATTTTAATTTTTGTGTTTGTTCCATTTAAATGCCTCCGTTAATTTTTAATAATTCTTTTTTGTCTAGCTATTTCAGCTAAGTTTTTCGGTTTATTTTTAGTCGAGTGATTAAATGAATCTCCACCAGTCAATGGCGATTGTCTAGCGTTAATCTTAACCGCTTCATTAACCGCTTTTTTTACTGCATTAGAAAAAGCTTCAACATTCAATTTAGTTTGTTCAGCAGTATCTGTTACAACTAAATTAACAACCTCATCTGATGAATCAACTTCTGCTTCACTTAACATTTTCCTTGCTTCTGAACGCATTTCATTTAATTGTTTTTCTGAGCGTAATTGCTCCAGCTCTTTTTCCAATTGTTTGCGTTCATATTCATCTTTTTGATCCTTGTTCATTTTCGCTAATTTAGCAGCTTCTTTAGCGGCTTCTTCTGCTTTTTCTTTTGCATACTCATCAGCTTTTTTCTTTTCGTGGGCTACACGACGTTCAAGTATTTCATCAACTTTCTTTTGTTGCTCTGGCGTGAAAGTTATTTCAGTACCTTCGTCATATTCTTTCTTATCAGGATTTCCTTTTTTACCATCTCCGCCTGGTTCGTCCGGATCATCTGATTGGTCTGCAAAAAATTGCAAATTAAACTTAAGTTTATTTTCTTCCATGAGATATACCTCCATTTATAGTCTGTCGACTGTTTTTCCATGCGTGCTTTTTATGTCATCAGCACGTTTTGGACATAAAAAATAGCCAACACAATTAAGTGCTAGCTATTAAAAGAGTGGTTCGTTATATTTCGGTTTTTCTTTATTGGCTAATACTGCCGACCTTACGCTGTCTAAGTTTGCATCAATAATAACTGTTTCGTTTCGCTTTTGTAACTCTTTACGTATACCTTTTAACTCTCTTGCTATGTCTCTAAAGTATTTGTCAGTATTGCTCATACCAATATCCTCCAAACACTTAATTTACTATCATACAATGCTAACTTGCCTTTAAAAACTTTTACTTTTAAATCAATCATCGCTTTTCACTTTTCCTCCGAAGTATTTTGTTTTTCGTTTCTTGTTTGGTTTTTTCGGCCACATAGATTTAGGTAGTAATGCACAATCTGAACGACAATTGATATGCATAGGGTAGAAATTAACACCAATTTTAGCGTCTTTAACTTTGAATATTTCTCCATTAAGCCCCTTGCATACTTTAGTTGTTCTACTATCAATTTTTGCAATATACATATAATATCCTTCCGGTGAAATTTCTTTCATGCTGTCAATACTTGATTGTGCGTGAACACGTGCCGATTCCGTATAAAGCAATGATTTAATTGCTGCAGTCTTTTGTCTTGCTGTGCCTTCGAATTTGTTTAGGTGCTTGCGCATATCTTTAACATATTCATTAGGATGTCGACCTCTAATAACCACATTAGCAATTATTTCTTCTACTTCTTGTTTCATCGCTTCAGTATTAGTCCATAATCGCTCTGACCAAACGACACCATGAAATTGTGTATCAACGATTGTATCTATAACTTCTTTAGCTACTTGTACACCTTCACCTAAAATACCCGCTTGATCACTGAACACACGATAAGCTGTTGATTCGAAATATTCCCTCATCGATAATTCTGTTTGAGCTGTTGCATAAGCAATTAAGAATTCTATTTGAATCTTTAACATCTGTTCTCTAGATACATACATCTTAGTGTTATACTTCTTTAATTCTTCATTTGCTCTATCGCTAAAGTCCTTGTTTTCGACCAATCTTTTTGCTTCTTCTTGAAACGCTTTTACATCGAACTCATCAATAATCTTTTGTGCTTCTTGTAATGTAACGCCTGCAAAATCTCCGTACTTAACAATAAACGCATTGATTTCTTTTTCAATGCGCTTAATCATCATATTCAATATACGTTCTATTTCTTCAGCTTTAGTTTTATCACGCTTCAACTCATTCTCGATTGCTTTGCGTCCGCGTTCTTCCCAATATTCTTGAGTGTTTTTGTTAGGCAATTACAATCATTCCTTTTTATCAACAGTATCTTTTGTATCATCATCTTGTTCGTCATCATTGATGTCTCTAGGGTCTTTATAAATACCTTTTTGAGCTTTTTTAATAGATTCTTTCTCATCTTCTTCTATTTTCTTGACTTCCAATTCAGGGTCTTGGAAGAACGAGAATAGAGACATTAAAGTTGTTTGACTAATCTTCCCGCCAGAATCAATATAAGCTTTTAATTCTTCGATTAATGATTTAGGTAAGTTTCTGTTGTATACGTATCTAACAGTATTGAAATCTTTGTTAGCGTCAATCGACCGTGTATTTTTAAGTATTGTCTCTAACAACTTAGCACGACGTCTTAACCCTTTAGTAAACAATCCTTCTTTAGTTTTAGTACGTTGTTCTAATCCGAACAATTTATATTTCATTGCCTCGCCCGATTGAGTGCCACTAAAGTTATCATCTTTCATGTTAGGCGTGTTGGTAAACATGTGTATATCACTGTTCAAACGGTCTTTATAAGCTTCGGTACCTTGTACATCGTATTGCTTATAAATATAACCGCCGTCAACTGAACCTTCTGTTTCGATACCTGTATCCCTATTCTCATAAACGGTTGGCTCTAAAAATAACACGTTAGCTTCTTTTTGTTTTTTTACTTCATCTGGATCTAATGATAAGTTACCTTTAATCAATAACATAGCGTCGTTTAAATCACTCATATAGTTAGCAGTATCTGATTCTGCATTATCATACAAATCAATCAAAGTGATTACTTTCTCATAATCTCCTTTTCTTCTTTCGTTGTTGCTAAATTCTGTAATAGGCATACGTTCGAAAGAGTGTGATTCAAAACCGTTTTCACGTGGTGTGAGCTTCAATCCATTTGTTCTACTGGTAAGATATCTATAAACACCGTGAGAAGTAAATAAATCAACTGTAAACACTTCATCTTCGTCAGTCTTGTCTATTGGTTTAGTTCTTAAATATCTAACGCCTGCGATACTATTACGTTCAATTGTATTGTCGTATATGACAAAAGTACTCATTGCATCACTCTTGTATAAACGCGTTTCATCATCTTGGTTTCTAATCATTAACTCATAAGCTTTGCCATAAATTGACAAATCTAATCCTAAAGATCTATTGTGTGACTCAACATCATTTAAATCATTGAACGCCTCAATAGCTTCTAATACATCTTTATCATCATCTTGACATTGAATCGGATTACCTAAGAAATAACCGTTAATAAAATCGCTAATATAAGATGCGTAATCATGCGCTACACGGTTATCTGCCATGTACTCTTCTTTGCGTCGTGTTAACTCAACCAGATTCTTAGTTTTACCTTCGTAATAATCACTTAACACTTTTAATCTAGGTCGTTGGTAATCCATGTGATGTTCAATGTATTTACTTACTTCATTAATGTTTTGTAATAAATCAGACTCTGTCCCGTCATATGTGTAAACAACATTAGCTTCATCGTTAAACAAGTAATTTCTGTTTTCTCGTAAATCAGTATCCGTTTCAAATTCGTTTGCCTTTAACATTTGTTCCCTCCTATAATCCTAGAGATTTAATTACTTTTGTTTTGCTTTCTATATTCTTTTTACGTTTTTTACGTACGATATGATATTTCTCAAGACTATAACGCAATGCATCGATAATATGGTTATTAGCATCTATAGGCTTGTTCAACCACTTACCATCATTATCTTGGTCAAATGTATAAGTGTTGAACTCTTCAATAGCGTGTTCACATGATGGGTGTATAATAACTTCAAAGCCTTGAATGAATTGAATGCCTGGTAAAATAGTATTAGCGCCTTTCAACGCTTTTCTTATACCTTTAATCCCTTTAGATTTCAATTCACTGATCACTCTATCTCCACCAGCCCCATAATCAGCTGCAATATCTACATCACCTAATCCTTTTTTAATAAGCATTTGTTTTATATCATCAGTTAACATCGCTTTTTTATAGTGTTCATCATAGATGAATAACTTTTTGTTTTTTAAATCTACAACCGTACTAACAACTGTTGTAGGGTCTTGACTAAATCCAAAATCCATTCCGTGAGTTATTTCTTGCGTTCTTTTAAACTCCTCAAACCAATCAAAGTCTTCCACTTTAAAATTATCGAATACAAGCCCCTCTGCAACACCCCAATCTCCATCACAAACGATTCTTGCACGTCTAGGATTCTTTATATACAAATCTTCATATCGTTCAATATCGACTTTATCTAGCCATTCATTAACTCTATAAGTTGTTGTATCTGAAAAAGTATTGTTTAATTTTGTTTCTTCATCAAAAAATGTAGGCTTCAACCAATGTCTTTCCGACCACGGGTTAAAAGTGACTGTGATTTGCTTGAAAAATTCCGGACTATCGTAGCTACCACGTATTGACTCAACAACAGTGCTAAACTTAGCGAATGTTTCTATTTGATAAGCCTCTTCAAACCAAGCCCAACACAAAATGCCTGTATCAACAGTAATCGATGTTATTTTCAATGGGTCGTCTAAACCTCTAAACAGTATTTTTTGTCCAGTAGGTTTATACGTTATTTCCGGCAAACTTTCGTTGAATTTAAATAAGTGAGCAACGCCTAATTGGTTAGTTGCCCACTTTAAATCTGTATACGTTGATTGTTTGTTAGTGTTGCTAAATCTTCTGACTACAAGTATATTTGCCCAATCATATTTCATTATTCGATAAATGAGATTAATAGCGGTAGTTTTACTTTTCTTGCTACCCCTTGAACCTTTAACAACACGGTAAAAGTTTTTGTTGTGCCAAAACTTATTGTAGCCACCACCGATTTTATTTTTTAGATCAAGTATTTCATACATGACTAATCATCTTCCGGAATATTATCAACAAACATCGGTATTTTGTGGTCGACTTCTTGTTTGTCTGTAAATAATTTGTGATGTCTACCTAACATCTCTAAGGCTTTGTTTTGGTCACTTATTTTAGGTGACTTAGTAACAAGTTGTATGTGTTCATCGTATACTAATTGCATTTTGCCAGTATCCGGATTCTCTTTATAGTCTCCAGTTTTTGTTACGACAGCTTCAACTTCCGTGTGTTCTCCTCTAGCTGTTCTAGTTAGCCTATACAACACTTCTTTACCTGACATAATATTCTCGTCAAAGAGTTTTGTTTCAACCTCCTTGATATAATTCTGAATTTCAACATTCTTCAACATACGCTGTCCTTGTGAGTACGCCGTCTTTTCGCTATATCCGGCATGCACAGCTGACTTAGTAGCATTGCCATAACATTCAGTACCAGGTATTGTATATACTTCTGCAAACAAACGTTGCTTTTTAGTTAATTTGTTCATTTCATTTACCACCAACTCTCGCGCTATACGCTTTTTAAAATTAAAAAAGGGATTGGCTATAATCAGCCAACCCACATAGATCCTTTATTCCTAATTGCGATAAGGGAAACGCAGTAAGATAGTCAATATCCTACACTATCATAATATCTCGTTATAGGTGTCAAAAACTGTCATTTTACTGTCAAATTTAGTATTCTCCTAATTCTTCGGCTAGTTTAGACACTATTTTCTTCTTGATTCTATGCGCTGTACTTTCAGAGATGTGTATGTCATAACAAACCGCAATCAAAGTCTTTTTATTAAAATAATACTCTTGAATGAATTCGCGTTCTTTCCTACTTGATGTGTTGATTATACGTTCAATCGCACTCTTAAACTCAAGAATTTTACCTCTTCGTATACTACAAAGATAATTAGTTACTGCCATTTCTGTTTTTGATGTATTAGATGGTACAAACTCCCCGCCTATATTTGTATCTGTTGGAATCCACGGTGTCATTATTTCACTTCTTAAATCTTCAAGTTGTTTATGATAATTAGGATAATCGCACAACTCGTCTTCTAATTTCCGAACTGTTGATAATTTTAATCCGTATTTCTTTTTAGTCATGAATACCCTCCGTACAAATATGTTTAATCTTCAAAATGTCTCAATCTACTTCTTAATATCTCTATCTCCCGCTCTTTAACTTTCACATCGCCTTTTAACTGTTCAGCTTGCAACATCACACCAAACAATAAGATGACTAGTAATATAATTGCTATGACTAACCACATCATCTACTCTGACACCTCCGCCCTCATCAAATCAGACTGATCGCTCAACTTTGCGAAGTCACTCGGCATCTCTACATCATCATTAGCCGTCATCATAATATATACTTGCTCCGTTACATACTTACCTAGCTCATACATCGCTAGTAAGAATAATAGTCTTAATATTTGTTTAGTCATCGTCTGCCTCCTCAACATTAATCCCAACTATATAACCTTTGTTCAATACAAGTTCTCTGCCATAATCTTTTTCTATCGTTAAATAGTCATCATCATTTCTAAAATCATCCAAAACAAATACTATTTCGTTAAATAATTCATCTTCATGTAATACCAAACTACTACCGTCATGTAATAAAATTCTCAGCTGATTCATTTCCCACGCTCCTCAATAAGTGTGATTGATTCAATCGTATCTGTTTTAATATACGTTGGTTGCTTGATTATAGTACTTGCGTAAATATAACCATTAAAACTCGTCATTCTTTCAACATATTTTTCAAAAGGTTCAGCTGTTTTTACAAAATAAACTCCACCTGAAATAGTTTTAATTTTAACATCCGTCATTTCCGACACTCCCTTATATTTTCAAACAACTGACCTAATTTAATAATTGCATCTCTTTTAACTTGTGCCTCGTACTTTTCTTTCGCTTCTTCTTTACTCTCTGCCTCAACAACTGTAAACGTCTGATTATCTCTAGCAGTAGTAAAATGTTCATGTGGTTGTCCTGTTGAATCTTTGAATGTTGTGACTAAGTATTGTGTCACTTCCCCAAAACCTCCTTGACTCGATCTAAGATGTCTTTACACTCCGCTACTTCCGAAGCCTTTTGCTCCACGTTCTGAAACACTCTCGAATTCCTCCACTTGCTTTAGTTCCGGTGTCCATATAGGCACGATAACCAATTGAGCTAGTTTGTCGCCTTTGTTGATTTTATATATCTTTCTAGCGCCTTCTCCTTCGTTTATATAATTACCTTTTATATCTAAAGTATTTACTAGTTTGTCGTCTAAATCTTCGTATAATGATGTTATGCCGTCATGCTCCATATCATTCTTGATATTAATCCCTAAATTACCATGATATCCCGCGTCTATCTTTCCTGTTTCAATCACTAAATACGTTTTACTACTTACACCACTACGGCTAGTTAATAGCCCGACATAGCCCTCTGGTATACTTACAGCTACATCTGTTTTAATCACTGCCTTTTCTTGCGGCTCAAGTACGACGGTTTCGGCTGAGAATATGTCATAACCTGCATCTGTCTTATGATTTCGTTCGGGCATTCTAGCGTCTTTTGATAATAGTTTCACTTGTAATGTGTTAGTCATTTTCCTGTGCCTCCTTGATTAAATGAATTGGTTTAACAACAAAGTCTATAAGACTAATAATAGATCCGTCAGATAACTTGTAATGCGTGTCTCTAATATCGCCAACAAGTTGTACAATTTCTAAAGTTGAATTTGTTTCTGGATTAAAAACCTTGTCTCCTACACTAATGCTCATTTTCCTATTCCTCCTCATATTTATAGACAACTTGACCTGCCATAATCCCTACTGCTTCATCAAGTTCAATACCTTCTTTAACTGAATGTTGAATAGCATTTGTCATTCCCTCAAGTATTTCATCAAACGCTTGCACTTTCTTATACACGTCCTCAATCTCTTTTAGCAACCCCTCTGTGTCATTACCGTTATACGCACTAGCACTAATAACGGACTGTTCGATTTTTTCGCGATTATTCATTTGTGTCATCCTCCATAAAAATTTTATTGTTTAATTCCATTCCGAATTTAACTCTTTCATCATCGTTACCGAATTCGTTTATTAAATCTTTTTCAACGCTCTTGCAATACCTATCCCATGCGCTTGCTTTCTTCTCCAGTTCTTTGTTACAATCTCGTAACTTCGCTATATCCCCAATAAGCTCATCTCGTTGCTTCTTGTACTCTTCACGATCTTTTAATGCTTTGTGAAGTTTATCTAATAACTTGTTAGAGTTAGTACAAAGATTTTTATATTGTTCATCTGATAAGGTGAACGTCATCTCATAACCTCCAATAGCATCTCATTTTCAAAAATATTTCCAACAATTTCAATAATATCGTCATTTTCACTTAGTAATTCAGTTACATTGCTAAAAGTTATATAAAAGGCTCCTTCTTTAAACTCGATAAAACTTACTTCTCTCGAATAACAATCTTGAACAATATCCCCTTCATAAATCTCCACACCGTGCACATCTTTAAATCCTGTGTATTGTAATAGTTTTACTTCATTGAAACTTTTATAACCTGTTGAAATCAAAATGTACCCACTATTAAAATCGATTTCGTCAATAATACTCATAACTTTTTTATCTTTATCCCAAGCTTTAAATTTCAACATCATACTAGCAACTCCCCATCTTTCCAGATTAACGTCATAGTTAGGTCATCGTTTAAGATGTAGAATGCTTTGGTAGGCACACATCTGCCATATAAACATTCTTTTATACTAGTGTTCTCATATAGTGTAGAGTTATAGTCTCCTTCTTGAATCTCGAATAATTCAATCAACCTATCAACCTTAGTCTCTTCCGTTACTTCTTTTTCAATATCAACTATGAAGGGGATATCAATTGGAATAAAACTTGACGTCGAACACTTATTTGTATTTGGATGAAAACGAACGAATCCATCACTAAATCCTGTTGAAAAAAATATTTTTCCTTGTGATAGATCCGGATTTTCTCGCGCCCATTTAATTAATTCATCTAATCTCATTTCTTTTTTAACTTTGATTTTCATTGTTATATCTCCTCTTGAACAGTAAATTTATCGTTAATTGATACGTATCCAGTCACATTACATAAGATGCTATCAACATCAAAAGTCACACAACAGTTGCGTTCAACATCATTTGAATAGAATCTTTTATTACCTGATAACTTGGGGTTATCCCAAGCCCATTGGATAAGTTCAGGTAAATTCATTTCTTTTTCAATTTTGATTTTCATTGTTTCCGCCCTTTTAAAATAAAGTTAGTTGCTTCTGTTCCTCGTATTCCAAACCATGTTGCTTTATATATATTTCGAGCTCTTCAGCAGTATCAAATGTCTTTTTAACACTTTGCCAACCTGGCACGATATGCCCATGAAAGTAATAAGTGCCGTTTACTACATGGATATGTGCCACTCGTTCGTTATCTTGATACAGATATCTCTTAGATCCAAAGAATTGATTTAGGTATTCTTTGCGTGCGTTATCTGTCATGATCTACTTCTTAACTTTCACGAATATGTCGTTTTCCATCAGGTAGCACGCATAACGTCCTCTTGGATGCACTTGTGGCACATTAAACAAATGTGGCTTCTTTCTTCTTAGCTCAGCCTCTTTACGTCGTTGCCTAGCCATTTCACGTTCTTTGCTCTCTCGCTCCATGATTTTGGATAACACAATTTCTTTATACTCAGCTAAGCGCATACCATAAGGTGCATGTAAGGCTTCTAACAACGCCCAGCCACCTCGTACTCTTTTTGCAACCATTCCTGGAGTTAAACCATTCTTTTTTATCAATTCATTTTCATGTTCGGTAAATTTATATGGTTTACCGTTAATCTTTACGATACTCATTTATTCCACCTCTGTATTTATCCTGTGTTAAAATTTTTAAAGCTCATGTTTTTTTCTCCGGATGTTATTTATCCTAAAAAGTATTAGTGTGTCTTTTTGGTCGTTTTTCGCCCTATATTCACGAGCACTAATGACCAAAAGCTCTTTTTGCTCTCTCAGATAATTCTTGTCGTCGCTCTTCAGACATTAATTTTCTAAAACCTATTGCGCTTTTAGGTAGTTTCGCCCTAACCAATACCGCAGTCCCAGATTCTAATCGTTCCAATACCTCTACATCATCGCCGTACAACTTTGTCATTCTAGTAATATGTGTCGGTACCGATGAGTAAGCAATCCATTCTTGATTTTCGTAATCATAGTTCAATGTCGTTTCTCGGTCTTCTCTTGAATAACCGTCGCTTACAGTTTTTGTTTCTTTGGTAATTCTTGCCATTTATTCCACCTCTATATTTACGTTTCTAATTTTTAAATTGTCATATTCTAGTATTTCGTTAGGATTGTTATATAAGTAATCTGCCAGCGCATCTTTTTCGTTATCCACATCACCAAAATGCTTATATTCAACTTCTGTAGGTATTCTTATATCAATCGTTGCGTTTATATATGCTTGTTGTTGCATTAGATCACTTCATTTCTCTTTTGCGTTCTCGTCTTGCTTTAATTAATTCCTCGTAAGTAATCCATGTTTTGCCTGTGTACTTAGGTGCTTTACATATCCACGTTAAATTCACATCTCTATACTGATATCTGAATATCTTCGCTTTGATGTTGGCAACTTCAGTCGCCTTACCTTTAACATCTAAAACTTCGACCAGTTTGCCATCCTTCCACAAAGAGAAATCAGCTATACACGTAATCGGTCTTTGTTTCCCAAATTTAGGTTGTAGTTCGAATTTCGGTTGTATTTCGATACGATCATAGTTAGTGCCATTCATATTACTTTCTAAATATTGGTAATATTCACACTCTACTTTGCTATCAAATACAATTCCTTTGTACTCAACTTTCTTAGCGTTGTATTTACTCATCGTCCACCTCTAAATATCAAATATCGTTGCTTGTAAACCTAGCTCTTGCTCATATAGAAGTCCGTGAGCGCCTTTAAATCGTTTTAGGTCACTATCAGTCATAATTTTCTTTTCGTCGCTGAAATGGGCTCCTGTGAGCGAATAAACTTCATTCTCATTCTCTTTATACTTGATGACCTTAATATCTTCTGTGCCATCTTCTCGGTATAAGTAATATTTTTCTTTCGGCATTTTTAACACTCCTTAATATTCGACGATAGCGGGGCGTGTATGACGTTCTGCAAGTTTTTGGATAAATAGGTCATATAACTTATTTTCATCGCCCTGTGCCTCGTCTATGAGTTTCTGAGCGTACATATCTGAACACTCAAGTTTAATTTTCAAAAATTCTTTGGTTACCATGCGTCTCGCTCCCTGAAATCGTCTCCGATTACTCTTACTTTTCTTGCATTGTGTTTCATTCTTGAATTGATACGTTGCCAGTTCATATTTTGATTTAGTTCTTTATCACTAAAGTTAGTTGTAAAGATGTTGTTTTTACCTACTCTGTTATCAACAATGCTGAAAAGTTTATTTAAAGTGTGCTCTGTGTTTTCTACACCCATATCATCTAGTACAAGTAAATCAATATCACTTAGCAATCTGACTAGCTCGTCTGTAGTCTCTACTGCATTTTTGTTGTATGTCGCTTTGATACGATCCATCAACATTGGTATGTGCATAAAAGCAACCGTATGCCCTTTAGCTTTAACTGCTTTTGCGATAGCGTATGCTAGGTGGCTTTTACCAGTTCCGTATGAACCTTGCAATATTAATGATTTTGGCTCTTTTGTAGAGAAGCCTTGAACGTACTCTATTGCTGTTTGTTTAGCGTGTACTTGTTTTTCATTTTGTGGCTTGTAGTTTTTGACTGTTGCATCTCTTAAAGACGGATTAACGTTTGATTGATTGAATATGTTGTTTATCTTCCGTTGCTTGTTTCGCTTATATTCCTCATAGATTTCACATTTGCAACCGTCTTTATACTCGTAACCATTCGGGTGTTTTTTAGTAGGAGCAAACTTATATAAGTCGTATTCACTTCCACATCTCTCACATTTCAATCCTTTTTCGACATGAGTAGGTTGATATTTTTTCAAGCTTTCGTTTATCTTTTCGCTGAATAGTGGTTTCATAATATCCCCCTAATCCCAATAACTTTCGTCGTACTTCATGCGTTCCAATTGATTCGTGCCAGTTGGTTGTATTTTTTGATTGAGGTACCCCTCAAATTTACTGCCAAAAAGTGTTTCTGGTCTAAGGTATTTATCGCTATCCGTGTTTAACCATTCAGCTGTTTTGATATCAATCACCTTTTTAAAATCCTCCAACCTAAAATCTTGATTCCATCTTGCTTTAATAAAATCTTTTGTTTTAGCTGTATTATGTTTAAAATGCTTTCCTGCTTTTTTATTTAAGTATTCGATAATTTCTTTATAGGGAATGGAAGACACCGTCGGGTTGCCCGACAATATACTTCCTTCATTATTAGTATTGTTATTATTAGTTAAATCATTATTAGTACTATTATTATTAGTAGTATGCGATTTACCATTAACGGTTTTTCCATTGTTGGTTTTACCGTTAACGGTTTTTCCAACGTTGGAAAATCGAATGTGGTGCGGTTGCTCATATACTAAGTACTCATAACCATTTAACCTACCACTTTTATCACGTTTTCTACTACGTTGAATGTATCCAATTTCTTCCAGTTCCTTGATTCCACTCTTTAAACCGCTAAGTCCATCAGTTGAATGTTGCTCTAGTTCTGTTTCGTAAATTTGCCAGTTATCAGGTCGACTTAACAAATAAAGTAGAATACCTTTAGCCTTCCAACTTATATTAGAATCATGTATAAAATCTTTGTGTACTGTGACAAAGTTACCTGATTCTTTGTAAACTCTAAATGTTGCCATTTCGTTATCTCCTTTCTGGTATAATTTTGTTATCGCTACTGCGTTAGATTGGGGGTGAATAAAATATGGAAAAACCTTATATGTTAACATATGATTTAAACTCACCCGGACAAAAATATGAGGAATTGAGAAATGTTATAAAAAAGGAAATTTCTAATGGTCATTGCAATTATTGGAAATCTTCATTTTTATTCCGTTCTTCTTTATCAACTTCAGAAATGATAGAAAAGTTGAAACCTTATCTCGATTCTGGAGATAAGCTGTTTGTTACAGAAATAGTCAATAACAAACAAGGGTGGTTAACAAAAGAACAATGGGATTTTATCAACCATAATATTTTTATTTAGGTTCTTTTATTGAATCTTTTGTTATATCAGGAAAACCTTTAGAATCCTCAGGGGTAAATTTTTTAATTTTTTTAGCGCTTCTAATCTCTTCCGCCAAGATGACGATTAGGAGTGCTATTTTTATTATTCTTAGTCTATTCATTCCTTTTTCTCTCCTTTCAGCATTTTATTGAGCCTCTCATCAACTTTTATCCACGAGTCATGCAAGTGGTATTTATCATTAAACGACTTAACGCCAATCGCATGTTGCTCGTTATGATGTTCGCGACATAACGCTAATACATGTTTGTCATAGTGATTCATCTTATTTCTGTTCATGCCTCTGCCAACTGCTTCATAATGTGCTAGGTCAGCGTGAGGCTTTCCGCATATTACACAGTTGCGGTTAACAGTTGACCAGTATAAGAATGATTTATCTTGTTTCAGCAAGTCGCTTGTTTTATAACTAAGCGGTATGTCGTTGTGAAATATCCAATCGAGTGTTACCTCGATAATTTGATTCGCTTGCATCCGTGTACAGTCACTTAACGAAATACTCTTGTCATAGTCATACAGAACCGTTACATATTCTTGGAACAAATACCTCATATAGTCACGTGGTTGGCCTGTGTGGCTCTCTATGTCGTTACAGAGCGCAAATATTTTTCTTCGTTGCTTGTCTGTTATTTTGAATGGGTCTTCGATTCGCAAATCACATTCGACTTCGTAGCCGTTATCAAGTAATAATGTTTCTTTGTCTCCTAGCTCGGCACCCTCGATAACGACTGTTGTTGTGCCGTCATCTTGAGTGATATAGTTTTTGATTTGAGCCATTTAATCACGTCCTAGAAAGGTAAATCATCGTCAGAGATTTCTATAGGACCATTAGCATTAGCAAATGGATTATTTGATTGCTGTCTATTCTGTGGTGCGTTATATGAATTATGCTGTTGTTGGTTGTTAGATTGACCGTTGTTTTTACGTTCAACGAAAGTTATATTGTTGACTGCGATGTCTGTAGTAAACACTTTCTGTCCTTGATTATTTTCATAACTACCGGTTTGTATTGAACCAGTAACGCCAATTTTATTACCTTTATTAAAGTTATTAGCGATGATTTCAGCAGTCTTACCAAATGCAACACAACGAATGAAGTCTGTTTCATATTCGTTAGTTTGTTTGTTTTTGAATGGTCTCTGTACTGCGATTACAAAGTTAACTACGTTGTTGTTTTGACCTTTTAACTCTGGATCTGCCACTAGGTTCCCAATTAAATTTACTGTATTCATTGTTCAATTCCTCCAAGCCATTTTTTTATCTGTTGTCTGGTTACATTGATTTGGTTTTTATTCAGTGCTTCGACGTTCATTTTTTCTAATTTGTTAATTTGTTCCTGGTATTTTTCCGCGAATCCACTTTCTTTAGCTATGGCTATAAAATCATTAACTTCTTTAGTTAGTATGTCTTTAAATTCTTGACTTACTGTTGAATATTTATCTTGTTTTTGTTTTGCGTCTGCGTCATCTTCATCAGTTGGAATGTTAAAGAACTTCATTAAGAAATAGCGTTCAGCATAAGTTAACGCTGTGCCATGTGCTTGTGAAATATCATTTTGTTGACCGTAAGCGTGATAACTTACTTCATACTGTTCTTCTGGTTTATCAGCATTAATCCATGTATAATTCAAATCCATTTCAACTATGAATTCTGTCACTTCTTGACCTTTTTTGTTTTTAAAAGTATGTGTCGTCCAATTTTCATTTGACGTATTGGGGACTAACAATAAATTATGTTCAATCATCTTTTCTCTTATTCTGTGTAATATTTGAGATCCTGAAACATACGAGAAGTTATAACCCTTAGTATCTTTTGTGAAGCCCGCAATATTCGCTTTAACATCTGCTATTTTTTGGTACAAATTAAGTTGTTCGGCCATCTATTCTCCCACCTTTACCGTGTATGACGTTGGTTTCTCAACAATGCTAGCACCCTCTAAAACTTCGCCGTTTGCGTCAATTAAAGTGCCGTTTTCAGTTACATTGAAATCTTTCTTAATGTCTGATTGGCTAAGTTTTTTAGTTACCTTTACATAGTTGTCAAAACCTCGTTGCTCAAGTTGTTTAATAACTTCTTGCTCATTGCTAACTTGAATGACTTTTGAACCTTTTCTGGCTGTCACTTTTCCGTAAGGTGTATTCAACTTGAATTTGCTATCTTGTTCTTTTTGTATTCTGAAATATTCAATTACAAGGCTTTGTAAATATTCTTTGCCACTCTGTAATTTTTCTACTTCTTTATCTTTCCATTCGTTTATGCGTTCAATTTCTTTATTTGCTAACTCGTTGATTTCATTCTCTTTAGTTGTGATTGCATCTAGTTTCTTAAAGGCCCAGTTAGCACTGTCTAAGTCTGTTACTTTGAATCGGTCGTCTTGTTCAAATGTTTCTAGTTCTCTCTCTTGTAATTCATTCACTTTTCATGCCTCCTACCATTTCATGACTAAGTTAATTAGTCTGTCCTGTTCGTCTGTGTTCTCTTCAATCCATTCATCTATCGCTTGGTTGAATAAGTCTGATGCCATATCTAAGTCATTCTCATCTACGACATAAGCATGTTTAATTGGTACGTTGTTCATATCTTTAACTTGTATTGATATGCCTATATGACCTTTTAAAATGAATAGCTTAAAATCGAATCCGTTAACATGAATATTTTTGCGTATGATTTCGCCTATTTCGTAATACATCTTGACTTCCTCCTTTTTTCGTTTTATATTGAACACGAATTAATTTTGTTAATCGTTTGTCACTGTTACTTGTTGGCGCAAGTAGCAGTTTTTTTATTCTCCATAAAAGTATTCCTTATAAAATATGAATGTCGCTATACTTGCGAATCCCGCGATTGACCATGCTGTAGTGAAGTACAGCAATGGCGTAAGCACAATTGCTAAGACTGTGAAGCATAGTACTGCTACTAGGTAGCTTTTATAAATGTTACTCATTTTCTTTTTTCTCCTCTTTGGTTGTTTCATCGTTTATCAAACCTTGCATTTCCATTAATTTTTGAGGTATACCAGCTTTTAACTGGATTTCGTATAACATTTGTTGAATGTGTGGTGGCACTTCTACCATTCCTTTCGTGTATAATTTAGTTATCTCCTAGTGAAAGGAGGTGATAAGTATGGAATTTAATGATTTTCAAAATTTCTTTGGTGAACTTAGTAATCAAGCCGAAAAAGAATTCGGTGGTGACAGTGACTTTTTTAGAGATAGAATAAATAAGTTGAAAGAAGATGCTCCTGAAAACGTATCTTACGAAATTATTTATTCAATAGCTTTATACGAAAGCTTAAAAGCTCAACAAGATATGAAAATTTTGAATACAGTTAAATATCTTTTAAATCGTGACTAGCAATATCCAACAATGATTTGCTCTGAGCATTATTAATTTTTGGATAATCAAAATTTCTAAGTTTAAATCTTGTGTTTTTCTCAATCTTCCAAACCTTCCAAGTCGCAACTGCCATTGTGATGAGGAAGGTTGTTTTGTATAGTGTGTTCATTTGTTTATGCTCCTTTCGTGTATAATGTTGTTTAAGAGGTGCATTGCTCGGGTTATAGTACTTTAAATTCAACACCGTCTATTTGAACGAACAGATTATCTAAATCAGGGATTTGTTTTTTATATAAACCAAATCTTGATTTAATATCTTTTAATAAATAGAGTTTCAAATCTCCAATTGATAATAGTTGTCTATTACCTGCTTCGTCATAGTAGTAATAAATGACTTTTTTGTTTTGATCTTCCATTTGCTGCGCCCTCCTGTTAAGCAGTTACGTTAGCTTCATAACCGAATTCAGTCATGATTTCATGTATTTTCAATCTACCTTTTTGTGTCCATCTAGTTTGTAAAACTGTGTCTTCTCTACCGTCAGAGCGTACAATTGGTATAGTGTCTGATTCTGTGTAACTCTTGCCCATGTGTTCTGAGTAAAGCACCCACTGTTTATTCACTTTTCGTTGTAATCTAGCTTCGTGTAGTAGTTTGTTTAACTTTTGTGCTGATATACCGTAGTCTGCCGCGATTTGAGTTGTGGCTAATGTGCCAGTTGACTTTAAGATTTCATCTACATAGTCTGCTTTGGGTTTTAGTTCTCCGATTTCTTGTTGTAAAAGTAAGTTTTGCTCTTTTTCTTTCTTATACTCAGTCAACACTGTAATGATGTAGTCTGGATCTTTTAATGTTTGTTCAATTACATTGTCTGTTGCGTAGATACCGTGTTTGCGAATAGCTGGTAGGACTTCCATCGCCAACCAATCTTGAAATTTTTCTGCTACAGCATTACCTGCTTTGAAAGCCAACTTATATACCATTGGTTCTGGTATGAAATCGCCTTTCCCAACTTCTTGGGAAAGATATTTACCTAAATATTTATTGATAGTTTCCCAACGAATATATTGTTTGCCGTTTTTAAACTGAGTGAACCCCAAACTTTTTGCGACAGTTTCTAAATCGAATAAATTATTTTCATTATCTTGTTTGATTAAGATTGAAAACATGTCGTTACTGAAAGTTTTAATTTCATTCATTAACTCTTCACCTCTTCTTTAATTTCTAAAATTTTCGCAATACGTTTCTTTTGTTCAAAAGCATCTCTACGTCCACGTAAAATATCCGATAAGTAAGCACTTGAAATTTCTAGCATTTCCGCAAGTTGCTTGTTTGTCATGTTGCGTTTTAATAATTCCGTTCTCACTTTCAAGCCGAAATCTGTTGTCGACATATTAGCACCTCCTATAACATTTTTTCTAAGCAAATAAATTATCTGTTGAACACCAATAACTTTTATGCTAATATTTAAGCATAGTTTAATAAACCTATAACAATTCGTAATGCCTGTCATAAAGGTATTGAATACTCGTTCCCCAACGAATAATTGTTATGTGTTTAGTAAGCTAAATTTAAAGCTTAAATACAGTATATTAACTTTTATGCTAATTGTCAACAAAAATAGCGAAAAAGTTAATCTGTGATAGGAGAAATTTATGAATCTAGTACAAAGAATCCGTAATTTGTGCAATTCAAAAGGTATGACTTTTGCTGAATTAGAGAGAACTTTAGGGTTTTCAAACGGACAAATCAGAAGATGGGAGAAAACCAAACCAGGCATTGATAAGGTGCAAAAAATTGCCGATCACTTCGATGTATCAGTTGATTACTTATTAGGTAGAGAAAAAGATGAGTACTCCGGAGAAGATAAAAGTGAAGATATTCTTATTATGCATCGAGCTACAGAAAATATGACGGAGGCACAAAGGCAAAAAGCTTTGACTATATTAGAAGCAATGTTTGATGATTGGGATGATTTAACTAAGTAACAAAGGGGCTTTTTAATTGAAATTAAATTATGAAAAATCTTTTTTTAAATCTGCGAAAGCAGTTTACGAGATCACAAATGGTCTATATAACTTATCTTTTCCTTTAGATATATTTGAAATTATCTCAAAAGATAAACGTATTAAATTAGTGACTTTCTCTGAATTTTCTCAGAATACTGGCACTTTATATTTTAAAATACCTTCTATTTTCGGTTCAGAAGAAGCGTTTCATATTAGAAAAGGAGACAAAGCGATTATAGTTTATAACGATTTACTGCCTATGAATCGTCTAAGATTTACTTTAGCTCATGAATATGGTCATTTTATAATGGGACATACTGGAGTTAATTTAAATAAAACATTCACATATAAAGATTATTATAGAAGGATTGCTGAAGAATATGAAGCAAACTCATTTGCTTCATGTTTATTGTTTCCTTTACATATAAGATACAAATATATAAACAACTTTAATATTGAGCAAATTTCGTACAAGTATCAAATGAGTTTTCAAGCGATCCATATAGCGGTAAAAGTAATCAGAAGACATATACACAATGGGTTAAACGACTATATGTCAAATAACGAAAATTACCACGCAGAAAACTACTTAAGTTTTTTAGAAGAGAAAATGGAAAGCAAATCTGATTTTATAAATGAATTTAAATATGCTTATGATCTAACGATTTAACAATCAAAAAATAAAGGAGAAATGAACATGAAAGAATTACCTAAGAGCAGATTAACGTTCAAAGAAAGTATGATTGAGAGTCAATATTTAGCAACTAAAACAAAAGAAGAAAAGAAACAATACAAGCAACTATCTGTTGAAGACAAAAGAGAAATTTTAAAAGAATACCAAAGTAAACCTAGAAAAGAAGTGAAATTTGAAAGTGAAATCAATAAATCTGACGAAAACTTATCTAAAATCTACCAAAGATTTAGCGAAATAGGTGTAGAGGATTTGTTTGGTACAAAAAAAGAAGTGAAAGAACTACCTATGATTTTAAAAGATAATGAAAACATAATGTATGTAACTTCGGGATTGTACAATAATAATACCTACTTAATAGTATGTACTGATCTAAGATTGTTATTCTTAGATAAAGGTATGATATATGGTTTGAAATTTCATGAATTTCCATTCGAGAAAATCAATTCTGTTTCGTATAAAAAAGGACTTCTTTTTGGCGAAATAATTATACATCACGGTTCATCAAGTATCGCTATAGGAAGCATATCAAAAAACACTGTATCTAGAATGGCGGAAACAATACAAGAACAAATCTCTATTCGAGAAAGTTCTATGAAACCATCCAATTCTGAAAAAATGAGTTTTTCTGTTGCTGATGAATTAATAAAATATAAAGAATTATTAGATGTCGGAGTAATTTCTCAGGAAGAGTTCGATAAGAAAAAACAACAATTATTGGATATTGATTAATAGCGCTTGTGTGGCGTGAGGAGGATGAGGGATGGAAGAGAACGCACCTTTAGAAACAGCAGTTAATAATTTTAAAAAGATTCAAAATAGCGAGATTTACAAATTTAAATATATGAATTCATGGTGTCTTGAATATTCAGAGTTTTTATTGGATGAAGTTAGATTGTTAAAAGAAAACAAAAGTTACACCAGATATAAAAAAGGCACTATAATTTATGTAAAGTTAGGTGTTAATGTTGGCAGAGAGTTTTCTGGAAACCATTTTTGTATGGTACTTAATAATCACGATTCAAATAAAAATCCAATATTAACGGTAGTTCCACTTACATCTTCCAGAAGTAAATTCAATGTGCATATCGAAGAAGATTTGTTACCTTTAGTATTGGAAAAAATGGACGTAACGGGTAAGGATTTAGCTAAAAAAATCATGAACAATCTTGAAAAGGTGTCAAAAGCAGAAAACCCATACGATCAAAAATTACTTGATGAAAACAAATCGCTGAATGACGACTTCAAAAAATATTCGAAGGTTCGCAAAAGATATGAGCGATTCAAGTATAAAAAGACCTATGCTAACGTTTTAAATATCACTACAATCAGCAAGGATAGAATATCGAAAATTAATAGGTATGACCCTGCCGGAGAAATATCATATTCAAAAGAAACAGTAGATAAAATTGAAAATAGTATAAAAATTAGATTTCTTAGTTAAATCGCTTGAACTACACTCTCTTTGATGGTATATTACATATATACAAAACAAGCCGCTGAAATATTTGCGGCAAGCTTCAAATTAGACAAGTCGCTGAAATATTTGCGACATGAGAGGGTGCATCTGCGCTCTCTCTTTTTTTATACAATTTTCACGGGTAGCCCGCCTACCCTTATTATTTTTTGCCAATTTTGAGGAGGGAGCACATGAAAGTAGCAATTTATACTAGAGTGAGTACACTTGAACAAAAAGAAAAAGGACACTCTATCGAAGAACAAGAAAGAAAATTAAGAGCTTACAGCGACATAAACGACTGGAAAATTCATAAAGTATATACTGACGCTGGATACTCCGGAGCTAAAAAAGACAGACCCGCTTTACAAGAAATGTTGAATGAAATAGATAATTTTGATTTGGTTTTAGTCTATAAACTAGATCGATTAACTCGAAGTGTTAAAGACTTACTAGAGATACTAGAATTGTTTGAGAATAAAAACGTGTTGTTTAGGAGCGCAACAGAAGTATATGACACAACTTCTGCTATGGGACGTTTGTTCGTAACATTAGTAGGTGCTATGGCAGAGTGGGAGCGTACTACAATTCAAGAGCGTACTGCAATGGGTCGACGCGCATCAGCTAGAAAAGGGTTAGCTAAAACTGTCCCTCCTTTCTATTACGACAGAGTAAACGATAAATTTGTGCCTAATGAATATAAAAAAGTATTACGATTTGCAGTAGAAGAAGCGAAAAAAGGTACTAGTTTAAGAGAAATAACTATAAAATTGAACAACTCTAAATACAAAGCACCCTTAGGTAAAAACTGGCACAGATCAGTTATAGGCAATGCTCTAACGAGTCCGGTAGCTAGAGGTCATCTTGTTTTCGGTGACATATTCGTCGAAAACACCCACGAAGCTATTATAAGTGAAGAAGAATACGAAGAAATAAAATTAAGGATAAGTGAAAAAACTAACTCTACAATCGTAAAACATAACGCTATTTTCAGAAGTAAACTATTATGTCCAAACTGTAACCAGAAATTGACTTTAAACACAGTCAAGCATACGCCTAAAAATAAAGAAGTTTGGTATTCTAAACTATACTTTTGTTCTAACTGCAAAAATACTAAAAATAAAAATGCATGTAACATCGACGAAGGCGAGGTTTTAAAACACTTTTACAATTATCTAAAACAATTTGATTTAACATCATATAAAATCGAAAACCAACCTAAAGAAATAGAAGATGTCGGCATCGATATTGAAAAGTTGCGAAAAGAACGCGCTAGATGTCAAACACTTTTTATAGAAGGTATGATGGATAAGGATGAAGCTTTTCCAATAATAAGTCGTATTGACAAAGAAATACATGAGTATGAAAAGCGCAAGGATAATGATAAGGGTAAGACTTTTAACTATGAGAAGATTAAAAATTTCAAGTATTCATTGCTAAACGGCTGGGAATTAATGGAAGATGAGTTAAAAACTGAATTCATAAAGATGGCAATCAAAAACATTCATTTTGAATATGTAAAAGGAATTAAAGGGAAGCGCCAGAACTCATTGAAGATTACGGGTATAGAGTTTTATTAA